GTATTGTTGTACTACGTTAGTAAGGGCAACGCAGAACCCAAAATCTTCATATTCAGTCTCGTAAATTGCATACGAGATCTTACGGAAAGCATTCCTTGGTTTTTGTTTAAGCAAATCGACCAACTTTTTGTGAAGTGTTCCATCGTTCTCCAACTTTTCCTTATTTATACACATATAATAACATATATCCCGATCCATGTCAAGCTCAAATAACCATTTTTCTTTTAAATTCTTCATATTGAGCAAACCGATGGTTCTAATACGACAAACGTCGAGTGGTTTTGATACCATTCCGATTTCTGGCTCGTTATGTTCAAAGAAGTTTAAATAGTGAATTGTAGAAAAAACAGAATCATTAAGAGTATCATAATATTTTTTGATTGGGACGCTTCCAAGGTGATTTTCGAGCATTTCGTTACTGATAACAGTAAGGGACTTCAACAATCCAGATCTCGCATATTGTTGAAGCACGCTAAAAACCACTTTATCTACTAATTTTGGGATCCCAGTCAAAAGCTCCGAATCGGGCTTAATATAAATGACCTCTACTTGCTTATCTTTGAGTTGCTCTAAAACTCCGAGGGAATAGTTGGAACTCATAGAGGACCCAACCACAAAAACCTGAACTCTGTCAGTAATCTCTGAAAAGAACTTTTTTAAATCAGGAATATTGTTTTCGTACTCCTCGGGATTCTCGAATGATTTGAGCTTGTGTTTATATTTGGAGTTGCGCTCAACTTTGTCATTAAGTTGATACACTTTGTAGTTTTTAACAGAAACGAACTTTTCCGCGATTCGCGAGGCAGCGAACCCTATTCCCACAACAGAAATCATAAGCTCAGCTCAGATAGCTCAAAATAGTTTCTACCAGCTTTCATAGTGGCAACATACCCGTCTTCAAAAACAGCCTTAACATCCATTATAATGTCCCTGTCCTTATTATCAAAGTCTATCACAATTTCATCATGAAGTATATGCGAAATATAAGATTTTCTATCTTCCAGCATCTTGTCTATGATGACAGCCTTCGATAGAACCCTATCTGCTGTTGTACTCTGAATCAAGTAGTTGAGTGCCCTAAAATCATCCACCGCAATCTTACGCTGGTATGGTGTTATAATGTATTCACCATCGTACCATTCGTCAAGTACCTTAGCTTTATTATAAGCTTTCCCAAGGTCCGGGTGTTCTATCGAGTTATACAGCCATCCGAAAAACTCAATCTTGGCCTCATCGCGAGTGAGCGCATTCGCAAACACATTCCTGACATTCCAATCGTGAATGTCGTGATCTGGCTGTTCTTCTCCGGCAAGCTCCAAGAACGTTCTCACTTCGGCGCCATTATAGTCTAATGCCACAAAAAGGTCGTTATTCGGCTTCAGAAGCTTTCTAAATTCTTTTTTAAGTGTAAGTATGGGGAAAGAGCCAGGACGCGTTGTGAGGCGCCCTGTGACCGTACCAAACAGGTTATAGTCAATATACTGATAGTTCTTCGCCAGATCTTGCGCTTTATTACGCTCAAGAGTGGAAAGCATCAAATGTCGGCAATCTGCGGCGTTCAGGTTCAGCTTATTATACCGCATCTTATATAGTAGTTTCTCTACATCACATAAATGCTGATAGTTTTCGGGTTTATCGCGGGTATCAAAAACGTGCTCTGTAATGCGGTTTTTAACCTCGCAGAAGCGCTTTAAGAAGTCGTGAGGAACGAGGTCAAAGATACAGTGGTCGTTTAGATTGATCTTTGCGATCTTGAACGTCTTTACATATGCGCGGAGTTTGCGTTCGGTTTGTGCCAGTTCCTCGGCGTATTCATTGGGGCAGACCGTTTTCAGGTCACCACCGCCGGCATAAATCCACGCATATTCCACAGTGTCATCAGGGCGCGCGCCAGTATAGCGCCACGTTTTAGTGAGTTCGTCAGGGAAGTTCTCGAAATGTAATTTACCGTCTGCATAAATCCCAATACATTCGGATTTATCATCAATAGCTTGAAAAAGCATTGCCCTCTCTTTTATATACCTTCTGTTTATTCTGATTCTTCCGCAAGAAGAGCGCGGAAACTCTTATTAATATAACTCAGGGATCCAACATAGTCAAGTGTTTTATTCAAAATAGTTTCAAATACACGGATCGCTTCGAATTCTCCACTCACTTTAAACAATTCGATACTATCATCTATAATCATCAATTTCTGCTGATCAGTAAACTGTGATTCCTCTTCCATGAAACGCATATCAAAATACCATCTCATGAAATGTTCTGGCGTATATTGCTCTCTAAGAGTTTGAAGAGTATATTTCGCAGGAACTACTTTTTTAGAACAAGTCATTCCATCTTCATATACCTGTTCTAAAAAGCTTTTTTTCTTCAAAGAATTATAAAGAGTAAGAAGCCGTCCCGGAAAAGAGATGAAATACCCCGCATAAGCATTCATATAAGAGGATACCATAATATCTGTCGTTTCGTCAAGACCATAATTCGTTGCAAAATCAAATATAGCCGATTTAATTGGGTAAGAGCCAATATCTGCCACCATTCTCCATGGAACGTTAGCATCTACCATAAATCCATAAGATGAGCATGTTTGTAAATAGAAATCCCAATTCCGACTATTAACAAATTGTTTCATCTTCTCTTCATCATTGGAAGCATCAAGGTCTGCAATTTCGACCGCCAGTCCCGAACAATTAATTGGACATCTTTTACTTTTTAGATATCCGGGGCGCGTGAATGCGTTTCTGGATGCTGTTGAAGATAAAATTACCATCAACTCTTTCATGAACTCATCAAAATTCCTAATCTTTATACCATTTCTCTTAAAAATAACATTTAGGGACCTTGAATAAGTGATCAAATGATTCCTATAAAGGACATTTTGATCTTGATAACCCTTATAAACTTTGAGGTTAGTTAAAAAACGATCACTGTTGTCGATTTTTCCTAACATCGCACATTTCTCAAATTGGCGCGCCATTTGCTCGAAAGCATCTACAACAAAGTTTAAAGCCTGGGGAGCTTCCGCTGGCTTGGCGGTGCGCTTAAAGTTTTTAAGATTCCCCTTTACTGGCTTGACGATCATGGGGACAAAATCCCGATCCACTCGGCCATATAATAGTTTTTCACCAAAATTAAAATCTATTAAATTTGTATAGTCGGATTCCAATATCCGATTTATATAAATGGTTCTTTTTTCAAAGAGATCGCGGGATCCTTCTTTATTACTTGATGCATATAAAATTGACATTACTTATTCCCTTTTATTGAGTTATTTTGCACTTACCCTTGGATATTGTTGACGATTCTGCAGCAGTAGTACTTACTGCATTCTTTGTTAAGCTCGTTCTGTCGTATTTGCCATGAACCCATTTTGCCGTAATCGTAGATTCCGCGGTACCGGGACCGAAATCATGTTCTGATTTTATAATCATAAAATAGCCTCCGACTCCTAATTGAGTGAGATCGTCTACGGTGCCTGGCGAAAACGTTTGTGGCTCTATGTATAAATAGGTTCCTGGCTGAGCTTGTATGTTTGCAAATGTTTTAATATTGGCGTCATATTGCTCCCGTAATTGACTAAGCCCGTGATAACCTTCTTGTTCAAAACGAACCATTTGTAAGCTCGGCACAGATTGACGGTTAAAATTAATAGTTTTAACAATTCCTTTATCTTGGGCTATACCGTAATGAAAAACGCCGACTTTTTCGTCCTCAGCCTTTTGTTTGGTCGAGTCTTTGTCGGCAAGCGCGTCTGGTTGTGTGCGGCCGGCATAAAACATCAAATAATGCACTTCGCGGGCCACGGGATCTGTGGATGGGCGCCCTCCTGGAAAATATTTATCGCCGGCGACTTGGATTAGTGGTTGATCTTTCACCTTAGACATATCAAGCCTTCTATCGATTGAGGTGTTTATTTTTTCAGATACAGAATCGCGGTCAGTACTTTTGGTTTTATAGGCGGTGATCGCTGATTTGAATATGTGTGTTTTTTGCACAAGCTGTCCATTAAAACACGCATCAGTGTTAAGCGCTTCGTTTATAAAATCATTAAAAAAACTATCCAAAAAAGCGGTAAGTGTAAAAACGGCCGATTTACGTTCATCCATTTGTTCTGATATCCATTCTCGAAAATAAGTCGTAGAAATGGGTAAATCACCCAAACTTATTGTTTTAGTTTCGGATGGCTTCTTTGGATTAACAATTTCAAGGGGCCCGAGGATCAATCTAAATTTGCGATATTGTTCCTGGAAACGATTCAATTCCAGTTTTTTATTATTTTCAATCTCTTTTCTATTTGCCACCTCTATTACACCTCGATTTTCGGTGTCGTGGTGCTTCACTTTATAGCCGTCGGCTCCGGCCAAGTCTTCGAGTTTTTTAATCTTGACTTGGTGTGCTTCTTCAATACCTTTCATGATAAGATCAACTATATCACTAACATAAAAGAAAGTAACATTATGTTGACCGGGACCGCCGAGGGTCAGATATTTTGAGTCCATTTCTGCCATTGTTTAATTTGTCCTGTTGTGTTTCTTTATTTTACGGCATATCTACATCTGAGCCGGCGATACCGGCAGGGTGGTCCTCCGCTCCCATTTCTTGGAGTCGCAACATAATCTCAGTTGGTCCCACTTCGTTTTCCGCATCCCCAATTATCTCACTCGCCATAGTCTCCGTGGCGACGGCGATCTCAGTATTATACTCATAGTCAAAATATGGGCCTTTGTCATTAAACTCTTTAACTTGTTTATACGTAAGTGGGGCATAAAAAACAATATTATCATCAATCGCTCTTGTCATTAAATTAGAGAAAAACCTCTCTACGTCATCTGTGATTTCTTCATTTTGGTGCTCTCTTAATTTCTCATTAGATTTTTCATCGCAATATTTGTTGTAGACCTCTGTCTCATATTGTCGCATGACCGAATTCTGAACTGCTTTTTCTTCTGTGAAGATGTTGAAGTTAGCATCATCGTAGAAATCTTCTGAATAAGCCAAATAATTCAATGTAAAAGTAACTCGACCTAAATCATCAAAATCAAAAGAATGCATCGTAGGTTGAAGTTGAAGTGTGATATATGAGTTTTTAATTGCATCGCGCGCCGCGGTACTCAATGTTGAAGTAGATGTGGGGAGGGCCCATCCGACAACCGCTTTAAGGCGAAAATTCAACTTATCCAGATTATTGAAGACTTCTTCGCTCTGTATATTAAGATTATTAGAAATCTCGGCAGAATAAGCCTTACCCGTCTTCAGGGCCAAATCTACATATTTATATTTCACAGATTTGGATTCGAGGGAAGGTGTTCTACCTATTGGACCTCTACCACTGAAATTTAATACTTGAATAGTAGCGCTTCTTTCTTTCGTAAGCTCCTTGAAATCATTTGCAAAAATCACTAATTTTGCGCTAATAGACTTTTTGAGAGCATAAAAATCTTGCCCCTCAAATGCAAAATTAAATTTTTGGATACCCGCACCATAACCACGTTGTTTGCTATTTTTAAGCAACGATGTGGCACCTCCTTCGAGGGCTCCCAAATATGATGCGAACTTAATTTCATGTTCATATTCTTTCCCATCTTCTTCTATAATTTTATAAAGACGGATACTGGGCTGTAAATTTGAAAGATCACCCACACTCATTTCGAAAAATTGCTTATAACCGCTATATTGGGTCATCTTGTTCATAAAATTATAAGGGGAGCCGTCCACAATTAGGGACGCGTTGTTGGTACCATTTGCTTCTGGGATCCTTTTAGGATCTTTAATGACAGGGCCGACTCGGCGGGGCGCGGGGGATTTGCCGCGTAGGCCGGCTTTATCTAATTCCCTTTTGTGGTCCACAAATTCAAAGAGATTAGCCATAAGAAAACACTGTTCAGAAAATGCGGTGGTTGTGGTGTCGCCAAAAGCCGCCTCTACCTTTTCGTCGCGGGCTTTGTTGGCCGCTTCTAATTGTTCAATGCGATCTTGGAGGTTCTTAACCCTCTGGAGGCATTCTTTGGCCCCTCGCGCGCGGGGGGATTTCGGGCAGGACGCGTTCAGGATATCCAATTGTTGTTTAAGACTGTCAAGATTATCCGTGTCGCGGCGATCTCGGGCGCCCATATCTTTCCGCTTGACCGCTTCTATGAAATTATTTTTGGCGGCCTCACCGATCGCGTCGTTCAGCGCTTTTTGATCCTCGAAGCCATCGAAATCGCTCAGGTCTGTTTTATCGGGGGCGACGAGATCATATTTAAATTTTTCGCGGATATCGTCATCGTCCCAAAACGCGTCAAAATTATCCCACTTTTCAACCAAAAATTGTTGGTCACGGTCGTCCGACTTCTTCGCGGCGTCGAAATTTGATTTAACGCCGGTGGCGTAGGTCTTGCGGAGTCCCTCAGGATCTGCGCGTTGAGCTTGCCAAGCGACGAGCTGGGCTTGACGTTCTTCGCTGACTTCTTCTGCCATCTTATGCTCCCAATACCGCAAGCACTTCTTCGATATTTAGCGGAATTCTGATTGCTGTGCCGGTAGAAATGTTAGCCTCGGTGGGAGTAGAGTTATACCATGCAATTATCCACCAATATTGAGGGTCTCCATAATATTGATTAGATAATTTATAAAAACGATCCCCATACTTCCATATATGTGTGGTTTTGGCAAGCTGGCTTCTTTCCTCAATTGTCGGATTTTTTAATACAGGAGTAGCGTATTGTTTGATGGCGTTTACGCCTCTTTTTCTAACCAAAGAGCGATAGTATTCGTTATCATTAATGAGTATTTGTGTTTTACCGTATCTTGACATTTGTTATTGTTTTCCTATGGTTTCCTAGTTAGGCCCCAGGCTTGGCCCATGCGCTGCAAAAATGAATTTTTGTCTGCGATGCTTTCCTCGGTGAACGCGGGGACGCCGGTCATGGACGCGGCCTTTGCGGGGGAGAGTCCGGCCTTGAAGTCATTGAAGGAGAGTTCGGATTCTGCAAGAGTCTCCGCATTGATCGCCGCGATCTCTGCTGCTTCGTCGAAGGTGAGTCGTGGCACGTCGGTAGCTGTCGCTCCATACGGGAAAAGTGGGGATAGGGACTCTTTGTTTTCATTCCAGCCAATTTTATGTTCGTGGATAACTGTAAATGATAGACTAACATCAATCAATTTGGGGAGTATTGTATTTGTACCCGCCTCTATCACACCATCGATGCTCTCTAAGTTGTGATTAACAGTCAAATTGCTTATAACACCTAAAATACCCGCATTCGCATCGGCTGTGCCGTTTGCGTAGCTATCGTATAAGACTTTCTGGGTTCTCGTTGGATCATCATTACTAAAATTTGCTCCATTTTGCAGGAGATTCATTACCTTCAACCTAATCAAAGGTGATTGAGTGAGTGTGTTGGCTTGGCTCCCATTTTCATAAGTTGGATACAAGAATTGGATCAACTTCTGAATCTTAGTGAGATTTTCATAAGCTTGGCCCGCATACGATGATGGGATCTTAAAATTTAAACTGATGACTCTTGTGTTTTGACGGAATGTCTGGATCGGGTCGAGGCGGCCAAAAACACTCTCGGGAGTCCAATCAGATGTGTAAGTCTCGTTGAATGCAGAAATGAAAGCTTGAAAATATACCGATTCTTCGGACGGTACATGCTGAAAAGACAAAACCATCTGGTGGTGATTAGCATATGCTTCGTCACTGGAATAATATGTGCCCTCATAAGGACTATAATCCTTGCTATTGAAATTTGCTTTTACGTCGTTGTTGTCATCAGTTGCCATTTAAAATCTTCTCCTTTATATCACCCGGTCACCCGAGTATATGCGCTGTTTCGTGCGCTAGCGTCTTGTTCGTCGCCGCGTTTATTGAGCAGGCTCCCCACCTTATCTCCATCCATATAGATAGCCATCTCCCCGTTGCTGCCGGCGGTGCTATGGTAATTATTCGTCACGTTGGAAGTACTGGGTGTGCTGCGTAAATATGCTTTATTATCGTTAACAACTGGGGCAGCCGATTTTACTGATGTCTTAAGTCTCGATGTTTCTTTGGAAGCAGATTGAGCCTGAACAGAGATATTCTGGATATTATTTCCTAACATTGTAGTTGATTCGAGAAAAGTGGGGGAGTTTCTATCGACAGCGATGGCCTTGTTGGCTGATTTAGTTGATGAGCTAAAATAACTCATCGCCAAAGTGAGCAGCTCAAAGGCGCCGATCAGCCAGCCAATCGGCCCTATCGCGGTGCGCCAGAGGAGTTTGAAGGCCAGTCTTAAACCTTTTACTCCCAAAGATAATAGCACCAAGCCGGCGAGCCCTTGTTGGGCCCACTCGGCGTCTGACCATATCTCGGCAATCCATGTAAGGTGGTTGGCGAATTCTGTTAGTATACCTATTAGTGGTGTGATAATAGGTGTGAGACTAACTATAAAAGTCCTCCAGGCTTCGCCCATTGATTGAGTTGCTGCTGCCTCCTCCCGTAACTTAGCATATTCCTCAGATGTTCTTTTAGTCGCCCCTTCTAACTGTGACATATCGCCGGACATAAGGGCGGCGAGGTCGCCAACGTCGCCTAATCCAAGTGATTCTGTATAGAACTTCCTTTGATAATAACTCATATCATTAAAGCTTTGGCCGGTCTGGGCGATAGCATCGCGAATCATCATAAATCGTTTACTAGGATCAGTTTCCATCATTAAGCTCATCGCATTCACAAAGTTTCCACCTAATGCGGCGTTTAACTTACCTGCTTGTTCAGCCGCTCCTTCAAAAGTATCAAATTTATCAGTGATAGCTAGCATTTTGGACATCTCTAAACCTGTGATTTTGGATATTCTCGCGAGATCTCCAAAAGCTTTATAACCTGCTGCGCCGAGTTTTGCTAGCTTTGGGATCATTTCACTGTATTGCGATGTAAGTTGCGAAACGGGAACCCCAAGGCGCTGGGCCATGGCAGCTACGCCGACCATTGAGTCTGCGGCTTCCTCATGAGATTGTCCGAGGATTTTTGTTGATGCCTGCATACTCTTGGCATATACATCTGCCGACACTCCGAGACGAGATAAAACAGAAGACTGTTCTACTAATGATTGACGAGTTTCGTCGGTGGCCATTGAAAAATCGGTATAGTTGCTGTATAGTGCAGCCATCGATGCCGAGGCCATTTCTATACTAACACCGAACTGACGAACGTGTTTATAAGACTCTGTTAAATCTTTGGAGAACTCTCTCGTTGCGCCTGTTGTTTTTCTGAATGCGGCTTCGGCGTTATAGAGGTCGATAGCCATCTTCGTGATGGTGCTGGCGGCGAGCACCGCGGTTTTGGACACTGAATCTAAAGACATCATCCACTGTAGGGTGACAGATTTAACAGCGGACATTATATTACCTGTACGAGAATATGCCTCCTTGAGTTCTTCCGTCGCCGCCGCTACATCAAATATTTTTTTATCTAATTCTTCGTGGACTTTTGTTAATTCTTTTAGTCCTTCAATCTCATCTTCTATCTGGTCTAATTTCTCTTCGGCTTGGGCTTTTGTCAGTTGGCCTAGTTTTAGCAATTGCTCGGTCTGGCGCGCGGTAATTTTTAACTCTTTTGTTCTATCGTGCGCTGCCCGAGCTGCTTCGACAGTATTTTTAGTTAATTCTTTAATGTTTTTAATAGCTTCTTGTGTCACGCGATTATGTTCGGTTGCGGAGTTAACTGCCTCGTTTTGGACGGCTATAAGTTTTTTTAGATCGTTGATTTCCTCGTCGCGGCCTGGGTAAATGAGCGTCGACGACTCGCGTTCTTTGAGTTTGTCTTCAAGCTCAAGAAGTTCCTTTTTAAGATTGATTAGTTCTTGTGTTTCTTCTATTTCTTCGGAGTTATCGGCCACTACATCTTCCCTCACTTATGATTAAATAGTCTAAACAAAAAAAGACAGAGTTATGAAACTCTGTCTCTAAAGTACTTTTGGTCTAGATGGTTGGTTGTGTGGTGTTAGTACCTGCGAACCGGCGCCGCCGCCGCTTTGAGCCTGATCAAACGCCTGTTTCTCTTCTTCCAATTGCCGTGACAATCTTTCGACAAACCAGTTTCTCAACCCAACAGGAAGACTGTATGCTTCCGAAAACGACCAACTACCAGCATATTTTAAGAAGAAGAACTGCTCGTAGATCTGTTCCATATATTCATCACTCAGGCCAAAAAAACTCCGTCGTAAACGGAACCTCCATTTTTTGTTCAAAATCACACTCTAAACATTCAAAATGCTGTGCAAGATCGATATTTGGGGTAACTATTTTGAGTACCATTCGAAGATGGCGAGAATCAAACGATGGCATATTATCAACAAAGTATTCGATTGTTGCCGGAGAAGTATCTCCTTCAACGGCCGTCAACAGACTCTTAAGTTGATCTGTAACTGTATTATTTTGCGACTTTTTCTTATTTGTAGTAAGAGTCTCTATTACTCTCTTCTCATCATGGCCATTAAACAGCCTGAATGTCACCGTCACTCTTGATTTGGGGAGTTTAACGTCAAAAGTGTGGTCACCATTAGAAACTGTTTTGAGGTTTTTTGCGGATTCTATGTCGCCAAATGTCACTTCTGCTTCATTTAGATCAAATACATACTTCTGTTCTTTTTCACAAGATGGACAAGAAACTTTAAGTGTATAATCGTTGCCATAGCCAGTTACTCTAGCGGCGATTACAATAGCATTTCGATCACCGATCAACAATGTATCAGTATTAATACTTTTATCAACAACTAGATTCTGGATAAACCTATCTAATGCTATTCCTTTCTTAATAAGGGTCTTTGACGTTAATAAATCTTCGTCCTTCGCCGTCATTTGACGAATTTCTATACTTGTTTCACCACAAAGAGGGTGATCATCAGGGTAATATTTCCCTTCCGATGGAAGTTCTACAAACTCTGTGGGAGTGACAAATGAAAAGCCTCCCATATTTGTGTCCTGCATGACAGCAGGTGCAGGAGCGTCTGCTGTTGAAGCAGGACCTCCTAATCTATCTCTATTTCTCGACATTTACACCTCTATAAAATTAGTTGTCGGATTATTAAACTTTGAAGAACTCGCTTCCCTGGTTAGTACCTTCGCCGGCTGCGGAAGATGGTGTGCTAGTATCACATGTAGCCCAATCATATTTAAGGGTGAGTGAAAGCTCGACAAGCTCGTTATCAGAATATGACAAACCATCTCCAAACTTAACATCGGTAACGAAAGCATTGATAAGAGTCCATTTATCCATTTCGTTACCATCTGAATCAATTTGAGTAATAATAACAGAACCCAGGGCGCTAGCGGCCTTGGCTTTGGAAATAGTTGTACGTGAATTGGTATCACTTGGAGTAACATACCCAGAAGCTTGGAGAATATCAGCAAAAGTGGCCGTCATGTCGGGCTCACCTGGATCAACAAGGGTGATACTCACGTCTTGCCACACAACTGACCCTGGATAGTGAAAGGTGTGGTTTAAGTACTTGTGTTCTGCTGATTGGATTTGAAAAGATGGCTTATTAACTGTCTTTGCGTACCACAGAAAGGAGCCCCCTTGTGATGCGTTGATACCGGTGAATGTTACGGTAAATCTAAACTTTCTTTTTGGATCTTTTAATTCAGCACTTTCTCCGAAATTTGTTGACCAGAATGGCATTGTTGAATAACTCCTTAATCTATTTTAATTAGTGTGCGAGAAGAAAAACCCCCCGCACTTTTATTTAGTCGTCAAATGACGCGCCGGTTGACATAATCACGAAGTCAATCGCGATGTACTCGATTGCCCGAGCGGGTTTGATCATGATCTTGGCATATAGAATGTTTTGATCAATGAGATCAGGTGTGGTGGTTGAGCCATCAAGGATCAACTTATAATCACTAATACCGAATTGTGTTTTAGTGTTTGCAAGGAGAGGATCAATAAGAGCTATAAATCTATTCCAAGTATCTTGAACATTTTGTTCAAATAGAATCTGTGTCGAAAGGACTGAAATCTGCTTTTTAAGATAGATGACAAGACGACGGACGTTGATTCTATCGAGGGCCGAACGGCGCTCTTGAAGAGTTTTCTGCCCAAAGACCACGATACCAGAGGATGGGAACGAAGCAATTGGGTTAATGCTGGCTTCATAGAGAGTGTCGCGATCCTTTGAAATAAGGCGCTCTGTGACATTTGTTACAGGGATACCTGCGGCGCCTTCACTTAGGCCGCCGCGGTTAAATCCTGCTGGCGCGAACCATACATCAGATTTTGCTTGGGAGCTTGCGAGAACACCCAACATGGCCACAGAGGGTGGGATCCATAGCAACTGGCCACTATTCTCATCTCGGGTTTGGACCCAAGGATAGAATGTACAGCCGTAGCTGGAATCAATTCTTCTATCGCGCAGGGCATTCGCTGCAGTTGTTGGGGTTGTGCCAATTCTGTCTGCTTTACTTGAATTATATTGCTCATGCGCTGGAATGTAGACACTAGCTAAGTCAATAATTGAGAGGGCATCTCCACGCTCCTCACAAACATTAATCATGTGAGTGGTAAGCGAGTCATTGGTCAAGCCGGGTGTTGTCAACAGGTTCATGTTAATGAACTCGGGATCAGCTACCGTATCTATTGCTCTACGATATGTGTTGTATATGTAAGAGTTATCTTCGGTAGAAGATGCTGCCATACCATTGTTATAGAAAGGATCTGGCTTAACAATATCGACACCATCAGCACCACCCCAGAATGGAGCGGTGAAGCGGTCGTATCCAGCGTTCAAGAGGTCGGTATAAGAGGCACTAGAGACAGATGTGCCGGCTGTTCTAGAACCTGACGAGTAGAAGTATGCGGCAGGACTTGCTGTTGTCGCCACTACATTGTCAAGCGAGAATACATAAGCCGAACCCTTAAAACCGGTTGTAAATGTGGCTGTTGTAGGATCATCTGGGAAACTAGAGTACCATAGACGATGACCATCAGCCACACTTGCATCTGGGCGTGTAGAGCTAGAAAGTCTTGTGATATCAAAGCCGAAGTAGGCGTTTGTGGGATCACTGAGGCCGCCGGCAGAAGCACTGTTGCGTAGTCGGACTGATGGCCAAGTGAAGGATGCGGTGGCGACAGAAGAGGCGCCTAGATATTGGGCATTACCATTGTAGACGTTTGCTCCACCAACCATAAAGCTGGCTGCGGTGGTGGTGCCTTCATCAGTGACATCAGCAACATTGGTCATTGTTGGAGGACCAAAGTAGCCAAAGGGCAAATATGTTGCATCGGTGGCGCCGGCGTCTACGTCAGCGTTCATCTCG